GCAGCAATCAGCCAAGCTGATGTTCGTGGTGGGCGAACAAGGTTTTGCTGACGGCACAGCTCCTGACGGCATTGACAAGCCAGACCTTGAGGGCATTTTTCTAGGAAATAATGCGTTAGATGCTATTCACAAAGACTTTTTTGCTTTTTATTGGAAGAAAAACACAACCACCTCGCAGCTGGGGCCTCGCATAAGATTTCGGAATCAATTTTATGGCACCATTGGCAGCCCAGACGCAGGAGACCCTGCACAGTTTTCAGCTGCTGATGACGACGCCTTTACGTGTCCCAGCAGCACTTCTGATAATGCAAAAGATTTTTGTCATGCGTACTCTCCGACAAACAACACTCAGTTTGGGATGTTTGCAGCAATTCCAAACGGCAATGGCTATAGAGTAAATTATGAAACAGTTAGCATACCTGACGGCACTGATGATAATCAATTTTATGCTTTAACCCTGCGCCGCATAAAAATCACTGGTGACGGCGACAGAAATGTTGATGCGGGAGATGAAGATAGGCTCAAGAAAATAAAAAGAGACAATCAAGAGGGAGAGGGCCGTCAATACAGCCCAAGAATGGGCCTAGTTGAGCTTATCAAAAGCGGCGGCGCTAAAATTACTGTCGATGGAAACTACTCTGGCGAAAGAAAAGCCATTGTAGACGTAGGGACAGATGATCAGGTGATATTTGAAATTAACCCCTCCTCTATTCACCCAGAAAAGTACCAGCGCAGCAAAAACAGGGGAGGCGAAAATGTTGACGATATTAACTCAACTGTAGTTGCAGAACAGCTTGCGGCTGACGATGCGTTGCAAATTGGCGAGCGGTTTGCTATCGGCAACACTCTCTGGAAAGTGATTGGTAGAAGGTTGCCCATTTATAACCCTGACAGCGGTAAAAGTCAGTTTATTACTTTGCGTTGCCTTGATACGGACGAATCGCGACAAAAGCAAATCGGCCTTGTAAGCCTTAGCAAAGTAATTCAGCCTAGCCAAGACTTTATCGGGGACGATGAAGGAGTTGGTGCGGGGTTTTTCCCTCTTACCTCTGTCGCGACGGGTTTGGTAAGAAACAACAGGCCTGCCGTTGTTACTGAAATTGGCCTGCGTAGCAAAGTTTTTCAACGCTTAAACGGCCTTTGTTCTTTTAACTCTGTTCCAACACCCAGTGAATTAAAAGCGTTTGACGACAAAGAAGTTACAGTCCGTTCTGGGACCTATACGGGTTCAATTAAAAAATCATCTGTATTTCAAGTATTTGTACGCCAAGCCAGTTTAGACGAAAATGGAGACCCATTTGTTTTTCATCGTATAGAACACTATTTTGTGGTTACAGGAAATAAGCCTACTGACCAATACAATTTTCTTCGTTTCACTCATCCCACAAATCTGCCGCCGACGGAATTTGAGTTTAAGTTTGTGCATATTCCTGCCTCTGAGTTGCGAAGCATTTCAGGCGATCAACGTGTATATAAGCTTTCAGCGTCTATTTCTAGCGAAAAAATAGACTTGCTTCGGTTAAATGCTGACGTGCCTGGCGTTGGAACGTTTGTGGTCGCTTTTGCCGGAATAGAAACAACTAAAGCGACAATTTCTAAGAACAAGGAGTTTACCAGAAACCCTGCGACAGTAGTTACCCCTGGAACGGTAAGCCGCCCCCAGCAGGTTAGTCGTAGTTTTGCGTTACCGCAAGACCAACCAGGAAATATAACTATTGTAAAAGCCGTCGAAAGACAAGCAAATATATCCAATAACGACAACATTGTGTCAGGAAAAACCGGAGCGTTTTTCCATGAAATTTTTGGAAGTTGCGACAATGATTCCATCAACGAAGGTGGAGAAAGAACGCTCCAGACAAGAGAGGTGTTTAGCACCGACAAGCGTAAATGGTTAGTTGTTAGGTGGACTGTAGAAAAAGTTAGGCTTCCAGACGGTCACTATGCTCGCGATAACGGTGCAACTTTTTCATGGGCTTGGAGAGGTACTGAAGTCGTAGGAAGTTCTGATGGCTATACCGTTAATGATGAATATGAAATCAAGCGTGGGCTTGGCTCTACTGGGGACAATACTTCAACAAGCGCTTATTCAAGCAGCAATCCGTTTCGCAATAATCCTGTGGCTACAATGGAATTTTCTGGTCATAGATACAGAATTGCCGATGTTGAAAGCAAAGAATTTGCGATTGGCAAGACGCAGGGTTACTACTATGAAGTTTTTGGAGACGCAGGTGCCTTAGGCGTTGGCCAAACTCAAACAGTAACTCGCAGCTATCCAAATGCAAACGGATCAAGAAGCATTGAAGTTCGGATGACGGCGAGTGTAAGGACGCTAACTGATCATTTTAGTGGTGAGACAAAAGGGTGGAACCACCCTGAAAAAATAGAAGTTGTGCAAAGTGTAAACACTACAAACAACTGGAACGAGGGAGACACATACGACGATCTTGTAAGCGTTTCGTCTGACAATCCGCATATCACTTCTTTCCTGCAGGTTGGGTTTAGATACGTCGTTGGCAACATTGAAAGAACAGAAACAGAAAGCACAATTTCAGCTGAAACTGAATTTGAAAGTCAAAGCCAGTATGCAGATCTAAGTCTTTATAGGGGCTTGGTCCAAAAATCAAATGAAAACGATCCTGAGCACAGTGTTGTTTACGTTAATGAAGTTGTGCCTAACGAAGAAGTTCCTCTTTACAACAATATGACGATTGCTGGTTTGTCATTAAAAGCAAGTCGTAATTTTGTGAGTCTAGATCAAGTGCGCACTTGGCTCGGCAGTGGCTTGCACGTTAAAAGATTGCATCCCGATTTGTCTGTTTACAACCTGGGAAGTCTTCTTACTAATGGACAGGCTTCTGGTCCTAGCAATTTGTTTACCGATCTAGTTTTTTATCTGCTGACCAATGAAATTGGTGGAGCAGGGTCACTGTTGAAAATGAATGAAACTAATTCAAAACTGCTTAACCAAGACGACTTTGTAGAGACCTCTCGCTTTTTGCACGCACAGAAGCTGTTCTTCAATGGAGTGGTTGGAGACAGAACCAATCTTCGCCAGTACATTACTGACGTAGCGCCTTACTTCCTGTGCAACTTCGTCATCATGGATGGCAAGTTTTCACTCAAGCCTGCCATTCCTCACATGGCGGATAGTGGTCAGATAAACCTTGGCCCGGTGCCAATTGACCAGTTGTTTACGGCTGGCAACATTCTGGAAGACAGTTACAAACTTGAGTATTTAAGGAGCGAAGAGCGCAGGCCTTTTAAGGCAGTCATGCGCTATAGGCAAGAAACTAAGAATAAGCTGCCCGAAGAAAAAGTTATAGAGGTAAGATTTAGCGAGCGAGAAAATGTTTTGTCCCACGAGCAGTTTGACCTGACTCAATTCTGTACTTCAAGAGACCACGCAATCAAGGTCGCTAAGTATTTCTTGGGCATTCGCGAGCTGGTTTCACACACCATTAGCTTTTCAACCACTGTGCATGGTTTGAATTTGCGTGCAGGTTCTTACATCAAGGTCATAACAGAAGCCACTCCCTACAGCGCAGCCAACACAGGGACAGTCAATAGCAGCGGCGTTGTCACCAGCGTCAGTGACTTAGCAGATGGAACGCACAACGTGTCGTTTTTCAAGACTGGTTCAGAAGACGTAGAAGAAGGCACCATGCAGGTGTCGGGTGGAGTCGTTGCTGACAGCACGTTCCATGACACCGTTTTTACGATTAAAAACACGACTGTTTCGCAGAACGTCTACGTCGTAGAGCAGTTGACCTTTTCTCAGGAGGGAACGGTGGACATCGTTGCTTCAGAGCATCCTTGCGATGATGATGGCGTTAGCGAGCTTGCGAAGCTAATCGCAGGTGACTCTGTTATTACGGTTCGTTCCTAATGGCCTTTCCTACGCTCCAGCCCACTAGCCGTACATACGACCCTGGCAGCTATCCCGTTAAGACGTTTAAAGCGCAAAACGGTAAGGAACACCGGATTCTGTACGGCAGCGAAAGGACAGACGTAAAGCTAAGCCTGTCTTACGCCAACATCGGCGATGCGAACGCTGAGCAATTTTTAGATCACTATGACCAAGTGCAGGGGACGTTTAGCACGTTTGATCTGCCTGACAACGCGCTTGCTGGCTGGTCGTCTAACACTGATGCGTTAAGGCCCGAACCAGTGGAAGTCCCGACTGTGACTTATACGGTCACTGTTGTGGACAGCAGTGGCAACAAGTATCGAATTGACGGGAGTTCAACAAACGCTTTGACGTTGAATCTGACAGAAGGCACCGTCTATTTGTTTGACCAGTCTGATTCGTCAAACTCCGGACACCCTTTGCGTTTTTCAACTACCAGCAACGGCACCCACAACAGCGGAACGGAATACACAACAGGCGTGACGACATTTGGGACGCCTGGCTCTGCTGGTGCTTACACGCGAATTAAAGTGGCCACTGACGCTCCAACCCTTTATTACTACTGTTCTCAGCACTCTGGGATGGGAGGTCAGGCAAACACGCCTGCAGCTACTGCAACAGCATCAACTTCTGGCACGCAAGCTAAGTATCGATATGAAGGTCCACCGCAGATAGCTCAGGTGCGGCCTGGGGTTAGCACTGTTACAGTGAATCTGATTGGCGTGATCTCAAACTTGGAAACGCTTGAGACGACAACGCTGAACGAACATATCCGCAGCTACTCGCCGGGCGTTGCTGGCTATAGCGGCAGTGCCACGTTGCTGTATTACAAGGAAGACGACGGCACGTTCAACACCACCAATATTCTCAACAAGCTCTACAAGACTGGCACTGATGGTGTCAGCAGTAGCGACACCGTTGAGTTGACCTTCCGTTGGGTTGATGGAACGGATAACAATGACATCAAGCTGACGGCGT